GGTTCACCTTTCTCTTATTCCAAGCCATTATTTGCGGACTACCATTTTTAACCCAACACTTTTTACAAAATCCAAAAGGATATAACTTATCTGCTGTGTAGCAACAAGTGTCATACACAACAGACTTTCCCATTAACAATTCCACCTCTTCAAAGACGCGCCTTTAGGAGTTAACTTACCACCCTTACTCGTTGCACCTTTCATTCCACCCATCCGCGCGCAAAAAGACTTTCTACGCTTGGCCGACTTACTACCGGGCTTGAGTGAACTTGGTTTTTTGGTGACAGGAGGTTTGAGATTTGCACCTGTTTTGCGTTTAGCGGCGGCTCGACCCTTCGCGTTCAAGCCACCTTTCTTACTGTGCTTGTTTGGATTGTAACCATGAAACGGTTTGCTTTTCCTTTTTGCTTTGAGAATAGTTGTTGCTATTTCAAACGGTGAACAGCAATCACAAAATGACACGCTTTTCGCGATGTCTTCATCATTCATCATTGCTAATTCTTCTGCTGTTATTGGTTCGTGCATTATGTATTCGTAGTTCATCTTAACCACCGTAGGCTTACCACCCACACCTTGTTTCTTACTGCGCTTTCTTTTTGTAGCCGCGCGTTTTTGACCCGACGACATAGAGCCGCTGGTCTTTGGAGTCTTACTTGTGACTTTGACGGAGGGGCGGCACTTTGGATACCCCTTAGAAGACTTCTTGGCTTTGCTACGCCCACACGGAGGATGCTTGCCATCCTTACCTGTGCGCGATACATCCACCCACTTCTCCTTGAACCATCGGTTCAAGTTTTTCTCAACTGTCATACCACGCGCACCATCTTTTTCAAAGTAGTTTTTTGTTTATCCATCAAAGCGTAGCATGGACATTTAGGAGATTTAGCAGAACATTGATTCCCTTGAACCATGCAAACGCAGGGTGTTTTCTTTGTTCCACCACAACAGCATTTGTCTTTTTTGAGTTTCATTTTTTCTTCCCCTTTTTCTTACCTGCGCCTATTTTGCCTCGACAGACCTGCACAGCATACCCGTTCGCATACGCGCTTGGGTAAACTTTGAACTTACGCTTCGCCGCCGCTTTACCTTTAGGGCATAGTTTCTTCTCAAGGTAGCCAAAGGCCGCTTCTGTGCCTACACATAAATCACAATTACAATTAGTCAATCTAACAACCCATCCATTATTTCATCTAAGTCCACGATGCGTTCGCGGAACTCCGTAGTAGCCCAATGAGCCAAAGCGAGAGCGATAGCAAAGTCATCATGACGACCAATGCTATCGAGTCTTCCTTTTTTACTCATGCCGAACATCATTAACTCGCGCTCCAATTCGCTTACTACTGTTCGCGAACGGTCATCACCCCACGGTAATCTCATCTGCTCATTTTCAAAGCGCAACACCAAACCCATGAGAAGAGACTCACGGCGTTGGCGTGTGGAGATGAATGTTTTGATAGGGAGGTCTGTATCTGCGCGTAGTTCAGTAGCGAACACACGCTGAAAGTTATTTGCTTCAAGTTCAATCACATCGGGGTTGAACTTCGCGTTGAGTCTTTGAATCTCCATAATCTGTGTTCGGAAATCCATGTTTTTGCGACGAACAACATGAACCAACTCAAGCAATTCGGGGTTGGTGGATGGACGGCGGAGAACAACCATCACCGTGTAGTCAGCCGACCTATCCGATGAAATGGCCGGGTCCCAGCCGACAAAGTATTGGTCGTCGGGGTCACCCGTTTCGCGTTCAATGAGTTTGAGTGTGCTGTCTTTTGCAGTCTGCATCACAGTAGACGGAAACAGACTTGATACATCGTCCATCGGCTCACATAGGTATTCGCGAGCGAATGCGACGGCTGGCATATCAGCCCTGCGCGCATCCAATGATTCTAAGTCCCAGCGTTCCGGCCAAAGTGCTTCGCCTTTTGTGTTGATGGCTGGGTATGTTTCAACGAGGTATCCGTCGCGACTCTCAAGTTCAGTGTAAAGGTCAGTTGGTGTAAATGGTGTTCCTACAATCATCAGTTTAGATGTGTGGTGAAGTGTTGGCACAAGAACCTCATAGAACCAACTCGCGACTCTTTGGAGTTCTGTGTCAGTTGTCCCCCACAGAATGTCGTCACAAAGAATGAGGTCGGGGTGGATACCACGAATAGCACCACCAACAGACTTCGCGCTAATGTTAGAACCGTTGCTAAAACCAAAGAATGTCTTAGACCATGAATCAGCCTTCTTCATTTTAGCAAGAAACGGCACGCTGTCAATTAAATCGTTGAGTGTTCGCATGTGGTGTATTGACTGATGAAGACTGTGTGAAATCAATACGGCTTTCGTCTTTGGATTGAAGGCCGTCTTCCAAAGCATATAGCCGAGAAAGAGAGTTGATTTACCGTGGTCACGCGCCGCCTTTACACAGTATCGTTTGCGCTCTTCAAGATTATTATACCAGCGTTCATGGTGATGTGAAAGTTGAAACCCAAGAATCTCTTCAAAGAAAAACTTGAAATCACGCTTCGCCACTTCAAAGTCAATCTCTTCAATCGCTTCAAGTGACAATGATGACTGCAAGCCATCACCGCACATTAAGTCCTTTCAAAACAGAATCCCACGATACCGCGTGGTTATCTTCGCTTAGTGTCATTTCGTCAAGATTTGCCGAGGTTGGGTTTGCACCTGTCATATCGAAGTTCACTTTACTTTCTTCAACCGCGGCTTCGGCTTCATCTTCAACACGCTCTTTTGCTTGAGGGTCGCCTTGAGCCGCTTGTTCTTTGACAAATTGAGGAAGCGCGCGAAGTCTTTGCATAATCGCTTGACCAATTTTATTATCCTTGATTCCCAAAGTTTGAATCATCTCTTCTGTGAGTTTTTGGTCAACATTGGATAAATCAATATCACTGTCCATACCTCTTTGTAATTGTTGTTTCCCCGCCTTGCCACCCATCGCGTATCCAGTTCCTCTCTCGTCGTTTTGCCTACCAAACATACCGCGGTATGCTTCTTCTTTTGCATCCGGTTCAATCACCGTAGCGGTTTCACCCGGTGATGGTGTCGGTGGCCCTGCTTGTGGGTCTTGTGGTGTTTCGTTAGTAGGAGTGGCTCCTGTCATGTCAAACTCCGGTTCGGGAACTTTGTCTGCGTTCGCCGCTTGCTCCGCGTCGGTTGAGGGAGCAGGTGGTAAAGGCACTTCTTCTTCTACAATGTTAGAAGGCGCGAATGCCGCTTGTTGCGCTCCTTTTGCACCGCGTCGCTCTTCGCCGCGTCGCTTCATACCAGCGAAGAATCCTTCTTGGGGTTGAGCGCGCCTATCACCAATCTGTTTCACTTCTTCACGCATAGCATCTTCGACTGATTGAGTCGGTTGACCGTCATCATTCAGTTGTTGGTCGATATTGAAATCGCGAGCAAGTCCTTGACTTGTGCTTGCTCGCGCTCGGTCCATTTGAGAATCATAGTTTGCACTACCCGGAACATTCTGTCGCGATGACTTTTCATTCTCTCGCTGTCCACGACCAAGACCACCTTCAAGTGCTGAACGACGAGCATCGTCTTCACCTGCGGCTCGCATTTGTCCAAATGATTGTTTTGCCGCGGCTGGGGCGTGTCGTAAATCGCTGATTCCGCGACCTGCCGCACCCATGAAATTGCTCATACGCTCACCCATACCGCTATCTTTGACTGCTTGAAGTGCGCGACCGCCAGCATCCATTGTGGCTCGACCTGCTTTACCGGCCATCTCTTTTGCGCGACCCATACCGCGACCTGTTGCCCCTGCCGCGTTCATACCTGCACCCATAATGTTCTTACCCGCTTGCATAGCGGCTTGGCCGTAAAAACCAGCACCCGCTAAATCACCAATTCCGGTGCTACCATCACGAACATTTTGACCTGCATTCGCAGAACGCATAGCGCGGTTTGCTTGCTTCACCGCTCTTGGGTTTGCCGCGACAACCATTTGAGGATTAACTGCAACACCCGGTGTAAATCCTTGAGGAACACCTAAAGCCCCTTGTTGTTGTTGTTG